GCAACATTGACGGAGATGTTGAATACATCCCCAGCACCTGATCCACCTTGCCTCATCGTGACGGGGATGGAGCGTCCATCTGGCAAAGGCACATACGCCTCATTCATAGAGCCCTCACCAAAAACCGCCAATTGAGGCGACGAGGCAACCCCACCGCCTGCGTAAGTTCGCAATGGCAACGGACCAGCCGAGGTCATGACCCCACCGTTGGCAAATCCAAACATACCCCCCAATGCATTTGCCATTGGCAAAGTTATCGAGCGTTGGATTTGGATTCGAATCAGATCCGAAATGATGGAAGTCGCAAGCGTTCGAAAATCCAACTTGCCCGTCATGACAAAGTTGGTCAACGCATCAGTCATTCCATTGAAGGCTCTGGTGGTAACGGCCTCCATTTGCTTACCCACCTGTTCAGTCTCTTCACCAAGGGTTCGCAACGCCTTAGAGAAGCCTGCCCCCGGATCTGCGAGTTCAAATGCACGTTGACCCAAGAGTTGCGCACCATCAGCTGCTTGCCTTGCCGCTTCTTCAATCCGCTTGAAGGAGTCAGCCAACTTATCGTTGCCTGGTGCTGCCTCCACGAGCTCTCTTGCTTTTGCAGCAAAGTCAGCCAACTCTTCTGCACTGGACTTTCGTGCCGCTGAGAGGCGTTTGAGCGACTCAACTTCACTGATAGCACCGCTGTCCTTGAGCACCTTGATCTGCTCTTCGGTGGCACGCAGTTGGTTTTGGCTTCTGGCAACTTGCTCTTGGATGTCTTTGAGCGTCTCTCCTGGCAACTTGATCTCTCGCTCCAAGTTGGATTGCTGGGCATCGCGTTCGAGCTTTTCGCGGCGCAGGGTGATTTCTGAGAGCTTGTCTTGAAGCTTTAGTTTGTCCTGGGTTGTCTTGGCAACCGTGGCCAGCCCCCGTTTGAGGATGGTCTCTTCTTGGCCATACAGATTCCCCAGCTTGTCTGTGAAATCCTGCTGAGCATTGAGTCGGGCCTCACTCGCCTCCTTGAAGCTGATGTAGCCCTGACTTTCGTACAGGTCGATGATCTTTTGGCGGTCTTTGAGGATGCCGCTTTCCACATCTGTCAGACCCTGCAGCTTTTTGATGTCACTCTCAATTTGGGCCATTGCCCCAGCAGTGAGCGCACCAGTTGCTGAGTTGTAGTTCAGCTTTGGTTTAGCACCACCAGTCGCCTCAGCCTCACCCTTATTGATTGCATCAAATCGTGACTTGACCGCATCTGAGAGAAGCGGCATCTTCCACAGGTCTACATAGTTCTGATTGGACTTTTCGACAATCGCGTTTCGCTTTTCAAGCGCGGCCTTAAGCGTTGCCTGGTTTTCTTCAGAGAAGGGGTTGAGCCCCTTACCCCCGGCAATGAAAGTGCCCAACAACTCCATGTCGGCCCAAACAGCCTCAAAGCTGCCGATCACCGACTTGACCATTTGGATCAGGCCGCGCATCGCATCGATCACGATGGCCAGACCGACTGCAACATCTTGGGCCCACTCTTTGAGAGTGCCGTCATCTCGCAAGCGAACCATTGCATCAGCCGAGTTGTGCGTCCCAAGTACCACCTCTTTGAGCTGACCAACCAACTCTTCCATGGCTGGTAATGCTGCAGTCACGATGGTCTGAGCCACAAAGTTGTGCTCTGCCTTCATGCGACCTAGAGCTTTGGATGCTTGCTCAGCAGACTCAATCTCCGCTTGAGTCATACGGATGTTGAGGTCTTGATTCGCGGCCAAATCTTTCAGAAATGGCAGCAGTGTGGCGCCTGATTTGCCAAACAACTCCAGCGCAATGGCAGTTTTCCCTGCCCCGTCTTCAAAGTCCGAGAGCTTTAGGGCAATATCGTTCATCACTTCGGCAGGATCTCGGAGATTCCCCCCCGAGTCCTTGGCCTTAATACCCAGATAAGCCAGTGCTTGGCTTGCACCTTTGGTCTCGTCGTCGACCCCAGCGAGTCCCTTGGAGAGTTTGGTCAGTCCTACGCTGATTTGCTCCATGGCCACGCCAGAAATAGTGGCCACTGGTGCAAAGCCCGACAAAGCGACCGCACTTGCGCCCGTTTGTTCGGCAAAGTCCTGCAATGCGGCCACTGTTTCAAGGGTGTGGGCGATCAGCTCCTTGAGTGCGCCCACAGACTCCACACCCACCGCAATGGCGAAGGTGGTTTTAGCAACGTCTGCGACCCGCTCGAGAGAGGAACGCATGCCGTCGGCGTGCTTTTCAAGAAGCCGAGCACTCTTGCCCAAATCTTCCCGAAAGTCTGCCGTTTCAGCCGCTAGTTTGACGACTAAGGAGCCAATATCAGCCATTATTCTTCTTCACCTTATGCGCAAACATGGCCTTGAATCTCGCCACATTGAGACTGACGTCTTGCGTTGCCGCTTGTTTCTCAATGAAGGGCATGAAGTCCTCAGGTCGGAATGGACTTGCATCCTTGGCCCGATGCGCGTTGGCAAAGGTGGATGCCACCACACCCGATCTGTAATCAGCCCGGTAGTCCCCAAATGGCTCGAGTTGGTAGTACGCCAGCCACTCTGAAAACTCATCTGATCCCATCCGAGCCAGCATCTCACGCACTGGCAGGCCAAGAGCCAATGCCAAGCGGAATGCAAAGCGTCGTGTCGGATGGGTTTTTAGGCGTTTTTTGCTTGCTCGACCTGTTCGGCACCAATGCCATTGAGTCGTTGAGCCACAGCAAACACGCGGTCGAGTGCTTTGGCACTTTTGGCACCCAGTGCTGCAATATCAGCATCACCAAAGAGTCGATCGCCCGACTCATCGCATACAGCTAGAGAGACCAAACGCGCCCGGACGTTCTCCAGTCGGCCCTCTTTGCCAATCAGACTGGCTTCAAACGCATCTCGGTCGGTTCCCGTCATGGTGCGAACCTGCACCTCACCTCCCCACTCGGGGACTTTGACGATTTCTCGAGGGAGGTCATCACATTGCAATATTTGTTCACGAGTCAACATGTGTTTCTTCCTCTCAAGCTTCGGTAATTTCGCCATCAATCTCAATCGTCACGGACGCCTGCACCACGGCGTCCACTCCTCCTTGCACGCTGAAGGTGGTGACATAGCCGTAGAACGTCCAAATGGCTGGTGTGGTGTCGGTAAACGTCAGCTTGAACTGACGACGCACACGATTGGCTCGATCTGTTCGCAGTCCTTGATGAATCAAATCATCTGGGTTGTAGTGCATGGTCAAAGTTAATTGACCTTCATCACGCAAGCCAACCCGCTTTTCTTTGGAAGCGGAGGCAAGGTTTGTGACATCGATCACGGCGGCTTGTCCACCAGGACCTTGAAAAGACACCACGTTGGGGATGACCTCAAATGCGGTGGTGCCAAAGCGGGAAATCGTGATCCCTTGTGCGGTAATTGCTGTGCTGCTCATGTGTAGCTCCACGTTTAGGTTGAACTCACCTGTCGGTGATAGGTGTAGTCCACGCTCACCCGGTACAGCCGGGCCTGATCTTCAAAATCTGTGAGCCCCATTCGCACATCGGCGATGGTGCTTTTGTCTGCCAGGAGCGCCTCAAGAACTAGGTCCTGAAGATGCAACGCTTCTTGATACGTTCTGGCATAGGTATCAACTTGCATGCGAACTCGCTGCAAGCCGTGTGGCCCATCGAGGCCAAAGATGTGCTCTTGCACGATGGGTGTGTAAACAATGGCTGGATACTGAGCGTCTTGTGCTGCGACAAGCGCGTAGACCTCTCCAGCCGCCAAGTTTTTGATGGCGTCGTAGAAGTCCTGCATCGCTATTTCCTGTTCAGGTTCTTTGCTTCGAGCTCAATGCGTTCTGTCAGCCTGTCTTTCATGGCTTGCACCGCATCTCGTCTTTTGGCTTCAAGTGCAGGTCGCAAGAACGGCGTAGCCCTCATCTTTCGGGTTCCAAACTCGACAAAGCGCCAATACCAAGCGTCCTGAGACAGGTTTCCCTTTTTGCCTTGCTTGCGGTATTTCTTGCCATGTCGAACCGTCACAAAGAAGGTCTGTCGCGTCAGGCTCGAGAGCTCAGGAATGTGTTTCATGATCACCGAGCGTTTCAATGTGCCTGGCGGGGGTTGATCAGGTCCTAGAGAAGCGATTGCTTTTGGGGCACGAATCCTTGCCTCATCTCGAATGACCTTTGCACCCGCATAGACGCTTACGCGCAGACCATTCTTTGCCACTCGATCTGGCAACTCCCGAAGCGCCCGAGCCAATTCAGCCAAGCCTTCAACCTTGACGATCTCTCGCTTAGCCATCGTCGAGACCTTCCGAGGCAAGAAGAATGATTTGTGTGCGCCGCTCGTCCTCATTCAACGCAGAGTGAATGTTGAAGATGCGAGATTTGTAGAGCACACGCATCTGAGCAACCTGTTGAGGGTTGTCAAATACCGGTTGGAATCGAACGGTGATCTGGTGCGTCAATTCAGCCGAGATTCGGTTGGCGATCACAGCCTCTTTTCCTGACAGTGGTTGAATGTCTGCCCAAACGGTCGCTACATCCAGCCAAGTGCGACAAGGCGCACCCAGACTGTCCTTGACGGTGCTCGGGCGCTGGACCTTAATGCGACGATTGAGCA